CCAATTAACTTGGAAGAAAAACGACCAGCAGAACTTCTTGTTTTACCCTCTGATATAATAGCATTTTTAATTACTTCTTCCGCACCAACAGTTTCTTTGTTTCCCATTTTTACTTTCAAATTACCTAAATCGATTGGGCGGCCTGCAACCTTTTCGTTCTTCAGATTATTGATATATTTAATCCAGTAATCTATGTTTTCTTTTTTCCATTGTCCCGGCATATCAATGTTTGGGTCTTTGGATGCAGATGCGGGTCTTGGTAAATTAACTTTTTGCAAAAATGAATCTAATGCTTCTGAAGATACCTTACCAAGTTTTGCACCACCAGAACGACCTTTTGGGGTCAAATCTGTTTGGACTAAGTTTCGTTCTTTCGAATATTGGAAGTTACGAGCTTGTCCGTGTATTTCTTCATCACCAACTTTAAAATCAAATGCAAATTCACCAGTATCAAATTCATATGCAGTTTTATGACCAAAATCCAATAAACACTTTACTGAACCTGGAACAACTGCAAATGAAATTTTCTTTCCTTTTGCACCTGTGTTTGCCGGTTCTGCCTTTGCCTTTGGTGTGGACTTTTTAATGGCTTTTAATGAAACTGGCAACATATCAAAAGATTGCATCAACTCTCGCATGTAATCATTCAATGCCAACAAATTAGTATCTTTGTCTGGAGTAGATGTTAAATCTTTAATTTTGGCTTCAATTGCTTTTCTTTTTGCCTTTCTCACCATATAGATATCGGCAGGATCCCAACGGTCTTTAACTGAAACGCCACACTTTTGTTTTGCAATGTTCTCAATAAATGGCATGAACCCATCGTCACGGGAATATTCGTAACCTTTATTTCTACCAATATATTCCTTCAACGCCTTTGCTTGTTTAGCATAAGACTGCATCCATTCATTGTTCACATTAGAATATACTTTTTTTACAGCTGCAGCTAAAACCGCAAAATCTTTGTCCGGGTCTTTTCCGTTTTCAATCACTAATTCGAAGTAAACTCTTGAACCGTTTTCCTGTTTTGCGGTTTCTATCGCATTACCTGCCATTTAAATCTCCATTTATCATTTAACGGAGTATTTATGCTAACAGAGTTACCTAATAATGTCAAGTTCTTTTTCGCCTGTCCAGACTTCAATCTCGGAACGCAATCTTCCTTCAGTCTTTAGATTATCATATCTGGCCTGTGCTTTCTTCTTCCACCACTCTGTAATCGATTCCAGATAGTGTTTATCGAAGTTCTCTTTGTCTGGAATTAACTTGTCTGTTCTTCCCATGACCACATCGGCAAAGTTAGAAAATCCATAGTTTGAGGCATAGTACCTTTTCTTTTCTGTAAGAGACAATGCATTTTCAATTGTCTTTGCAAACTTCTCACCCTCAGGTGTTCCTTTGAGTGCAACTTTAGTCATTGAAATGATTGCATTGGAGATTTTTAGTTTACGAGAAGATGCATCGGCAGGTACAAACTCACCAATGATATCTTCAACATAATTCTTCAAATCATCGTATGGTTTGCCATGCATCATTGGAAGAAAATTACTGTCGGTCAGACCTTTGAATCTCAATAGAGGTTTCATGCCATCATATTGTGATGATGATTTTGAACTGCCATACAAACTGGTGGTTTCAAACAAACAAGTATTCATACCATATTTCTTGTTCAACATTTCACGAATCTCATGCGAACAACAAATCGCTGCCAATAACTTACCACCAAGGTAATTGAAACCGAAAGGTTGTGCAGGCACAATCACAAAACCCATAATCGATGTGTGATTAAATGCCTTTGAAGATTCTGGTGTTTGTGTGAATACACCACCAAGCATTTCATTGCGAGGTTTCATATTGATAACAGGAGAACCTAGTCGAATGAAGCCGACCCACTTCTTTGTTTTCTTTTCTAAGACTGCTAACCTCAAACAACGACCGGGAATACTGGTCATATTCGAATGACTAGAAATCATATTCAAGTAAATGTCCCAAGTATCTTGCGGTAGTTCAACAAGTTCAAACTGCATTTCACTTGGGTTGATTGAAAAGTCTGAAAACAAATCATCTTCAGGTCCCATACCTGGTAGTCCAGGTGGTCTTTCTGATAGGCTGTTTAGTTTTTGGTCACGAATGTAATCATCAATTCTTTCGAATCGGTCAAAATAATTTGAAAATACATTCGCACAATGTATTGCTTGTTCTTTACTCAAACTCATACTTTAATACCATCAAACTTAGAACCAAGGTTTCGTTCACGGTTGCCAAATGTATTCAATGGTGGTGTATCATCTTGACCAGAATCGATGATTTCATCTTGTGCAGATTGTTCTGCATCATACAACCTCATCTTTGGTCGGTCAACACCAACAACAAATCGTTTATAAAAATTCGGGTCGGAATACCTGTTCTTCAATTGTTTCACAAGAATCTGATTTAACCCTTCAAGTTCTTCATTTGTGACAAGTGCAAACATAAAGTCGGCAGTTGCAGGCAAACCAAAAGATTCTGATGTATCTTCAAGACCAGGGTCACTATTCGAATAACCAGAACGAGTTGTCTGTGTAGCAGAAACAACAGGTAGTGCAAACTCAACAGCAAGACCACGAAGTTCTTCAGCGATGGACTTGATGTAAGTATAGCTGTTCACATTACCACCAGGTTTGATACGAGCAGACGAACAAATGTTTAGATAATCAATAAAGATGATATCTGGTTTGAAATTCTTCTTCAATCGCAATTCATTCAACAAGGCACGGAAATGTAGTGCAGATGCCGATGCAGTAGGGTATTCTTTGATGATTAGTTTACCATGCGTTTTTGATTTTAATGTTTCGAACTTTCTTTCATAATCATCACGGCTTACTGATTGCAATTCATTCAAATCGATATTTAGCAAATTAGCATCGATTCGTTCTGCAATTTTTTCTTCTGCCATTTCAAGTGTGATATACAAAACATTGTGACCTTGACTGATACAACCTGCGGCCACATGGCACATGAACAATGATTTACCAACACCAGTGCCTGCAAGTGCAATGTTCAAAGTCTTAATTGGCAGACCACCTTTAGTAATCTTATTGAAGATATCAAGGTCGAAACGAACACGGGTTTCTACTCTGTGATAGAAATCATATCGTTCATTAAAGTCTTGCATGTAATCGTGACCAACATTGCTGTCGAAAGATACACCAAGTGCATCAGCAAGAAGTTGTGGGATTTCACCTTTAGTTTTTTTACCATTCTTTTCATCAAGAATCGATACTGATTCCATGATGGCATTGTAGATGGCTTTATCTTGGCAAAACTTTTCTGTCTGTTCGGTTAACCATTGCAGTTCGACCTTTTCATCTTTTGTAACTTCAATTTCTTTAAGAAGTTCAATTGAATCTCTTACTTGTGGTTCTGTAAGATTTGTTTTCTCAGTAATGTTAATTACAAGAGCTTCGTGTGTCGGAGGGTTCTTGTATTTGTTTACAAACTCAAATACTTCTTTGAATACAAGTTTTTCAGTTTGGTCAGAAAAATAATCTGCCTTTATAAAAGGCAGAACCTTGCGGGTAAATTCTTCATTGTGGATTAAATTCTTTAGAATAATCTGTTCTAATCTGTTCATCATCTGCCTTAGCAATCAAAATTTCGGTTAGTATGTCACCCATTATTGTATGAAAATTTTCATTTTTATTCAAGTCATCTATGTCGTGATTACCTGAACTAACGATAGTATAACCGAAACTTAACCTTGCAACACCGCCTTCTTCTTTTAACTCGGCACGATGATAATGGTAGATTACATCTTTGAATTCTTCTACCATTAAAATAATGCCGGTTATGTCGGTGTTGTCAAAGTCAACATAATCAAAATGAATGCCTTTTTCAAGCTTCATCTGTTTCTTCTTCCAAAATTGCAGATTCTCCCATAATTGAACCATACGCAATTTCATATTTTTGCTTAACATATTGCCTAAACTCCTCATTCTTCAACAAGGGTTCCATAAAATCAGGTGTCTGTGTTGCATCGTATCGAACCTTGTCACCAATCTCACCTGTTTTGCGGTCAATTTTTGCATACCAACCAGGTGAAGGTTTGGATACAAAACCACCTTCAATTGCAAGGTCAATCAAACCAGAATACTTGTTGATACCGCCTTCAAAGGCAACTGAAATAGGAATCTTTGATTTCTCTTTTACATAACGAGATTTTTCCACATTGATGATGAAGTTGTAACCTTTGATTTCTGTGCCATCTTTATCTTGTTGACGACCAAGAATGTAGATATTGTCAGCAGAGTAATAAGAACCTGTACCACCGCCAACGATATCTTTCGGGAACATACCAATCTCTTTGTATGTGTGATTTACCACAACCATTGGAATATCTTTCAATGTCAAGTGTGGAGTTACCATGCGAAACAAACTCTTAACTTGTTTTGCACGGCTCATATCTGCAACAGATTTACCTTCAAGTGCATCTTCGACTTCTTTTTTCGATGCTAGATTACCAATACTATCTAATACAATAATAAGTTTATCACCACGATTTACTTCTTGAAGCTGTTGCATTATATCGAACTTCAACTGTTCAATGTCAGTCAAAGGTGTATGTAATACTCTGTCCATATCGATATCGAATGTTTCAAAGTATTTGATAGGAGTACCAAACTCACTATCGTAGAACAAAAGAACTGCATCGGGATATTTGTCCATGTATGATTTTGCCATCAACAGACTAAATGCAGTTTTAAAGTGTTTAGATGGACCTGCCCACATAGTTAAACCTGGTACAATACCACCATCAAGTCGACCACTCAATGCCACATTCACCATTGGCACGGATGTCGATACAATATCTTTCTCATTAAAAAATTTCGATTTGGATAGAATCGCACTATCTTTAATCGTTGTATTCTTTTT